TGGACGGCCGACTTTACCGGCGCCGTCCTGGACTACGGCACCTTCCCCGACCAGAAGCGCAGCCAGTTCACCCTGCGTGATGCCCGCCGGTTCCTGAGCCGCACCTATCCCGGCAAGTTCAAAGAGGAGACCATTCGCCTCGGCCTCGAAGAACTGGCCCGGTCCCTGCTGGCCCGGGAGTGGTCACGCGACGATGGCGCCGTTCTTAAGATCGACCTCATGCTCGTGGATCGCGGCTACGTCCGGCCCGTCGTGGAGACGGTCTGCCGCCGCGTCGGCTCGCCGCTCATGCCGTCCCTGGGTGACGCAATCCGCGCCACCAACAAGCCGATCTCGGAGTACCAGCGCCGGCCGGGCCAGACGCTCGGACACAACTGGTGGATTCCGAGTCCGCGCGGTCGCGGCGAGATGCGGCACGTTCGCGCAGACGTGAACTATTGGAAATCCTTTGTCCATGCCCGCCTGGCCGCCGGGATCGCCGACTCCGGCAGCCTGACGTTTTGGGGCAAGAAGGCGGCCGAACATCGCCTGATCGCCGATCACCTGGTTGCCGAAGTCCCGCAGCGCGTTCAGGCCCGCCACACCGTAGACGAGTGGAAAGGGAAGCCCGCTCACCCTGACAACCACTGGTTTGACTGTCTCGTCGGCTGCGCCGTGGCCGCGTCGATGGTCGGCGTCCGCCTGCCGGGCGTGACGCCGCTTCAGCGCCGCAGCCGGCGAAAGAAACGGAGACGCATCACCTACCTGGAAGGAGATCGTACATGAGCATGGCGAAAAAGGTTTTGTCGATGATGGGAGAGAAGAGGGGCCGGCCCGCGGGTACGACGGCCGCCAAGCGCGTCGAGGGCACGGCGAGCCTGCCGCGTTGCCCGGTCTGCGGTTCGACGCAACTCAAGGTCATCCGCGAGACGCGACCGCCGATGCTCTATGACGGCGTGGATGACCAGGGCCGCCCGTACAATCGCATCCGGTGGAAACGCTGCGACTGCCAGGCCTGCGGCGCGCACCCGGTCATGCGCGTCCTCGAGTACGACGGCCCCACTCCGAAAGTTTCGGAGTCAACCGCCGCCGCTAGCCGGACCCGCCCGCCAGAAAAAAGGCAGTAAACCCGCTTTAATTCGCAATCCGCCGTTGACGCCATCAACCACAATTTGATATAAGAGGGTATCAGGCTTCCGGGTCGCGCAACCCGGGCGTGGGCTGAGCCGTGTAGGGCTACACCCCTGCACGGCTTCTTTTTCGGATAGGCCCTTGGCGACGCACGCCGAACGGATGGTTGTCAAGTACGAGGCCCTGCTCGAGGCCAATCCCGGCGTCCAGACCGTTTCCGTGGACGGCCTGAGCGTTTCCTACGCCGACCTTGAAGCGAAACTCGCCCACTGGAAACGCCGCGTTGCCCGCCATCAGGGCACCCGGCCTGTTGCCACCACGATCCGCCTGGACCGCTTCTAACATGCCACGAACTGTCGCCAATACCGGATGGGTCGCTAGGACGTTCAAACGCCTGTCAGCCCGGTTCGGATACGACGCCGCCAAGAACAAGAACCGCCGCCGGCCGCCCAACAGCATTCTCAAGTCCGAAGATCGGGAACTCACAGGCCAGGAACGTCGCGCCCTCATCGGTTCCGCCCGCGATCTGCAGCGCAACTTCAGCATCGCGGCATGGGCCATCCGTCGGCACCTGGATTACGTTTCCACGTTCGCGTTTCAGGCCAAGACGCCCTCACCGACGCTGAACGCCGTCCTGGAAAACCTCGTCGCCGAGTGGTCCGCGCCGCGCAACTGCGACGCCGCACGCCGCCATTCCCTCGCCAAGATTCTGCGCTTGGCCGAGGCCCGCCGGACGCTCGACGGCGACGTGTTCCTGATCCGCCTGGCCGACGGCCGCGTTCAGCCCGTCGAAGGTGACCGGGTTCGCATGCCGACCGGCGGCTGGTCGGACACCGACAAGATCGACCGCGAAAAAATGATCGAGGGCGTCCTGGTGGACGATGTCGGCGCCGCCATCGCCTACTGCGTCTGCAAGCGGACGAAGGTCGGCGGGTTCGAGTTCGAACGGATGGTGCCCGCCGAGAACATCGAGCATCACGCCTACTTCGACCGCTTCGACCAGGTACGCGGGATCTCTCCGCTGACGACCGCCATCAACCCGATGCAGGACACCTATGAGGGCTTCGACTACGCCCTCGCCAAGATGAAGGTCGCCCAACTGTTCGGCGTGGCGTTCTACCGCGAGGATTACGAGCCGCCGGCCGTCGTGGATGCTGCGACCGAAACCGACGTGGACGCCGGCGACGCGGCCGAGACGGACGACGAGGCCGGCTCGCCGCGCAAGATCGACCTGGGCCGCGGCCCCGTCGCCTTCGACCTGGAGGACGGCGAGAAGGTCGATGTCATCGAAAGTCATACCCCGTCCAACGAGTTTCAGACGTTCAGCCGCCAGGTTATCGCCGTGGCGCTGAAGGCCCTGGACATCCCGTTCTCATTCTTTGACGAGTCGTTCACCAACTACTCAGGCAGCCGCCAGGCCCTTCTCCAATACGAGATGTCCGCCGGGGTCAAGCGGCAGGACAACCGCGACCTGCTCGACCGCCTGACCGCCTGGCGGTTCGGCCTGTGGCTCGCCGACGGTGCCCTCGTCCTGCCGTCGGACCTGACCGCCGCCGACCTCGCCTGGGAATGGATCGCCAAGGGCATGCCGTGGATCGATCCGCTGAAAGAGGTCAACGCCGACATCGCCGCCGTCGGTGCCGGCCTGACGAGCCGGACGCGGATATGCAAGGCCCGCGGCGAGGACTTCACCGACATCGCCGGCGAACTTGCTGATGAAAACAAACTGCTGACCAAATTGGGTCTGCCCGTCAACGTGAAGCCCGCCAACGCGCAGATCGTGGAGATCGCTCAATGAATCGGACCACCCGACAAGTTCCCCGCGACGCCTGCCGCATGGTGGTCGGCGAGTTTCAACTCGGCAGTAATGGCGCCGACGCCAAGACTGCCCCGATCAAGATGGTTGCCCGCAGCGGCCGTGTCCTCAATCACTGGTGGTGGGGCAGGGTTGCGCACGACCTTGGCGGGATGACGCTTCACAAGAAACGCCTGTGCATCGACTACTGTCATTATGACACCGAGGTCATCGGCTACCTTAACCGATTCAACCAGGAACCCGACACCGAAGGCGTGCCGGCCCTGGTGGCGAGCGGTGCCCTCGTGCCGTTCAAGGATTCGGACCGCGCGACGGAGATCATCCACAAGGCCAAGGCCGGCGTGCCTTACGAGGCCAGCATTGATTTTGAGGGTGGCGACCCTGGCGATACCGTCATCGAGGAAGTGGCCGAAGGCATGACCGCTGAGGTCAACGGCTACAAAGTCGATGGTCCTGCCATGATCTTCCGCAAGTGGGCCTTACGCGGCGTCGCCGTTTGTCCCTACGGCGCCGACATGCACACCGAGAGCCAACTGTCCGGTCGTGCGGATGCACAGACGACCGTTACCGTGACCACCATGACTCCAACCGAAGGAGAACCGACCATGCAGGCAACGCAAAAACCCGTCAAGGCCGCCCGACTGCAGGCGCCCGTCGAAACGGAAGAGGAAAAGGTGGAAGCCGCCGTTGAAGCGGCCGAGGCCGTCGAGGCGGCCGCCGAAGAGGCAGCCGAAGCCGTCGAGGCCGTCGAGGCAGCCGCCGAAGAGGTAGCCGAAGCCGTCGAGGCCGTTGAGTCAGCCGCCGATGCTGTCGTCGAAGCGGCCGAAGGGGTCGAGGCGGTCGTGAAAGAGGAAGAGGAACTTGCCGCCCCCGGCCAGGCGTTTCTCGACGCCTTCGGCGGCAAGGGCGCCGTGTGGTTCGCCCAGGGCAAGACGTTCGACGAGGCCCGCGAACTGTATGTTGCCGAACTGCGGGTCGAGAACGAACGCCTGACCGCGGCCAACACGGAACTGGTCGGCAAGATGTCCGCCCTGCGCGGCGAGCCGACGCCGGTTTCGTTTCAGGTCGAGACGCCGGCGTCGCCGCTGGCGGCCAAACTCGGCGAGAACCTCGGCCGGTTTGCCGGCGGCATCAAGTTACCCAAGCGCTGATCTGCTGTTGCCGAAAACGCCCAAGCCCTTTGTGCGCACCGCGGAAGCGACACCAGGAACGCGAGGCGTCCCAAAAGAGGACGCGAGCAAAGGAAAGAAACCATGACCAGACCGACTCTGCTTGACATCGCCAAGGCGAACGGCTCGGATGCCGCCGCCGGCCTCATCGACGAGGCCGCGAAGGTGCACCCGGAGATCACCATCGGCGAAGCGCGGACGATCAAGGGCATCAACTACAAGACCCTCGTCCGCACGGCCGTTCCGACCGGCTCATCGTTCCGCGACGCCAACGAAGGCGTGGCGGCGGTGAAGGGCACCTACGAGAACCGCCTCGTCGAGTGCTTCATCTTCAACAAGCGGTGGGAATGCGACAAGGCCGTCGCCGACTGCTACGAGGACGGGCCGGAGGCGTACATCGCCCTCGAAGCCGACGCGATCCTCGAGGGCGGATTCCAAGACCTCTCCGCGCAGTTCTACTACGGCACCGACGCCACGCATGGCAACGCGAAGGGCTTTCCGGGCCTGCTCCAGGCTTACGACTCGACCAACAGGGTCGTGGACGCGGGCGGCACGACCGCCGCGACAGGTTCGAGCGTGTGGGCCGTCAAGTTCGGCCCGAAGGCCGTCCAGTGGGTGCTTGGCCGCAACGGCCTCGTGGACATGACCGATCCCCGCGAGGAGTCCGTCCTGGATTCCGGCGCCGTCAACAAGTTCACCGCCTACGTCCAGGAACTCCTGCTGCGGCCCGGCCTGCAGGTCGGCAGCCAGCGGTACGTTGTCCGCATCAAGAAGATCACCGCGGACAGCACCAAGACCCTGAGCGACGCCCTGCTCGCCCAGGCCCTCGGCAAGTTCCCGGCCGGCGTCCGCCCGGACGTGTGGTTTATGACCACCCGGAGCCTGATGCAGTTGCAGGCCAGCCGTACGGCCACGACCCCGACCGGCCAGCCGGCCCCGATCCCCGACCAGGCGTTCAACATCCCCATCGCCGTGACCGAAGCGCTCTCCGACGTCGAAGCGCTGACGCTGTAAGAACCGCCAACCGTCCCGGGCCGGCCCGCCGGCCCGGGACAACTCTCCAACCGAAAGGATTCCTGACATGGGACACGCAGTAGCCGACAAAGACCTAACTGTCACCAAGGCCCTGCCGGCCGCCGCCGCGACGGCTGTGACCGCCGCTATTGACCTCGGCGCCGTTGGCAGCCGTGACGACTTCCTGGCCAACATGGAGTTCGAGGTTTCCGTGCCGGCCACGCCGGACCTCGTGGAGGCCAAGACGATCATCGTGGACATCCAGACCGACAATGATGTCGCGTGGGGCAGCGCCCTCACGATCATCGACAACATCTTCACCGTGACGGGTGCCGCCGAGGCGGCGGGCGGTGTGGCAACCTCGGCGCGGTTCCGCGTGCCCACGAATGTCGAACGGTACATCCGGGCATCCGCCACCGTCCTGACCGGCGGCGGCGACAACACGGCCGTCTCGTTCACCCTCAAGCCGCTGTTCTGAGCGACGAACCGTGACGAGTCCGATCCAGTCCGCCGTCAACGGGATGACCGGCGCCCTGCTGTCCGCCAGCGGGGTGCCGGTCACCTACGCCCGCGGCGTGCAGTCCGTCGCACTGACCGCCGGCGTGGGCCGTTCCGAGTACGAGAACGCCGACCAGTACGGCGTTGTCGCCATCGGCGCCACGCGGGACTACCTGATTCGGGCCAGCGACCTGCGCCTCGGTGGCGTCGTGATTGAGCCGGACCGCGGCGACCGGATCGCCGAGATGGTTGCCGGCACCGTCTACACCTGGGAAGTGATGCCCCTCGGCGCCGAGCCGCCCTTCCGCCCCTGCGACCCCGGCCGAATGCTTTTGCGGATACACACACAATTAGTGGAGACGACGCCATGACTGAAATCATCACCGAACCCATTATCCAGTGCGGTTTTGCGGGTTTCGCGGCCGTGCTTCTGGCCATCATCGTCTGGCTCGTCCGCCGCTTTATCGCCGTCCTGGAGATCAACAGCACCGTGATCGCCGCCAACACCAATGCGATCATGAAACTGACGGCGCTGACCGGCAACCTGATGATGCTGACGCGAAGCCTGCACGACAAGATTATCTCCCGGCCCTGCATCGCCAAGCACGAAGGGTAATGACGTGTTGAACGCCGTTGCCGTTGACATCGCCAACGCTGTTGTATCCGCTCTGAACGCCGAGACGTTCAGCCAGGCGTTCACCGCCTCGCGTACATGGGTGCCGCGCGAAACCCTGGAAGACCTCAAGACGCTGACCGTTTCCGTCGTGCCCGAAACCGTCCGCGCCGAACGCCACGACCGGGCGCAGTTCACCGAGGATCACCGCATCGTCGTGGCCGTCCGCAAGAAACTCGACGGCGACGACCTGACCGACGTGGACCCTTACGTCCTGCTCGTTCAGGAGATCGCCGATTATCTGCGGGCCGCCCGCCCGCCGACGTACCAGGACGCCGCCCCGGTGGGCGTCGAGATCGACCCGATCTTCGCGCCCGACCAACTCGACACCAAGCGGCAGTTTACCAGCGTCCTGACCGTGACGTATCAGGTGTTTCGCTGATGGCCTGCAGAAGCCACAGACCGACAAGCCGGCCGACCCCCGGGCCTGACGAGTGCAAACCGGCCGGCGTGATTGCAGCCGTCCGGCGGGCGAACGCTTACGCCGCCCGCATGGGTTGGGGCTACCGGCCCGAGCGGAAGAAAGACAGATGAACCGTCCATTTGCAATCTATCCCGATTCGTTCGACGGCGACACACTCGGCTACTGGCGTTTCGGCGAGTGCGGTGGACGCTTGACGCCCGTTGGCGCGGGACCGGCGTTCGTGAACCACGGTGCCGAGGCCGTCGAGGACGGTTACCGGTTCGTCCGGGCGGACAGCGACTACATGGATGCCGCCTACCCTGACCAGCCCGAGCGGTCGCAACTGACGATGGAGGGATGGGTTCGTGACGTTGGTGAGATACGAGGAGGAAACACCGGGGATCGCCAACGGATCATCACTCTCTTTCTCGACAGCGATCCGGGG